CCTACGTATAGGCGGTTATCTGTGCTTGTAACCCACTGACAAAATCTTTCCCAGTTGCTAGTGCTGTTATCTCTTGTTACTGAGATAGCTGACATTAGAATACACCGGGTATGATTTGACCTGTTGTAGCATAAGCTCCTACAGCTGCTACGAAGCCGAGCATTGCTGCCCATCCATTAAATCTTTCTGCTTCTTTATTCATGAGTTTTTGTTTTGGTAATAATTGTATTTTTGGTTCGTTTGGGTAGATGTTATTCTTACCGTATTCGGTGGTAATCATTTTTTCTTAGTTTTTCTTTTGTAAGGTTTTGCTGTTTTCGCTGACTTCTTAAAAGCAGCGGCGGTGGGAGCACCCTTAGAACCCACCTTACGCATCTTCTCGCCAGAGCCTGCTTTGATACGCTTTCTCTTGGCGTGAATGTTTGCATACAAGCCACGCTTTGCCATTAGACTTTGCCTTTTTTATTCTTCTTACTGTAGTATAATAGCACGTCTCTTTTATCTTGTGTGCTATGAGGTCCGGGTCCGCTAAGTCTTTTGTTAGCGTCTCGGATATTTTTCGGTACTCCAAAGAAGTCTGCACTAGCTATTTTTTTCTCAGGTTTCTTTTTCTTACCTGCTGCATCTTCTGTGTTGTACTCGTCAAAGGGATTCATATTTGCCATGTTAGCATTTCCATTTGCGAAGGGCAAGAGCCTTACGTGTAGGCTTGCCGTTTGGTTTTTTCATTGGTCCTTTTACACCAGACATCCTTGCACAGAATGATCTTTTACGTGGACCTCCTCCGGGCTGTGGAGCCTTGAGGTTTGAGCCAGTAGCTTTATTATACTTTCTTCTACCGGCTGCTGTCAACCCTCCTGAGCGAGACTTATGCTTGCCCATCTTAAGACTGACGTTCTTTTTCTTTACAGCCATTAGGCAGTACCTATCTTAAGTTTGTTTCTTCTTTCGACAAGAGGTACAGGTAAACCATGGATGTCAGGATTATACTCTTCCTTGCGAATAAACTTTCCTCCTCTCTGTTGATAGGCATTGCCTTGACCATCTAAATAGTAACCTCGTTCAGTTACGTAGTTCATGATAGATGCGTCAGGCTCTAGTAAGTTTGCAATTTTAAGTTTGTCTTTTTTCATACTCCAAAGTTCCACTGTTTTAGTAGTCTTATCTTACGGAGTTCTCTTTCAAGTGGGTTCTGAATCTGCATAATCTGAGCTGCACCTTTTGCAAACTCTTCTTCTGTCATATCTCCTGAGCCACTAGCTCTAGGAAACCCTGATATCAAGAGACCGTTTCTATTAGAGAATGGGTTGTAAGCGTTACGTACTTTTTCACGTTGTTCTTTTAAAGCTTTGGGGTCAGAGAATCTCTGTATTTTTTTATCCTCTTCTCCTTCTTGCTTCTTGCCCATATTTTTTAGGCTACCTACAACTCCACCCATACCAGATGTGCCTGTTACATCAGCAAGTAGCCCTTTAGTAGAGCCACCTATACCTAGCATAGACATTAAGGAGGGGAACATTACCCCTTCCTTCTTCTTTTCTTTAGGCTTCGTTGACATTATTATTAGTCCTTTTCTTCATCTTAGCTAACCTATCCTCCCTTGATGGAGCGGGTGACTTACCCGGCTCCCAAGGGCTATTAGGTTTAGTAGGTTTTTTGTAAGGAGGTAGTTCTCCCGGAGGATGTGCCATTACTTCTTCCTCTTATTTTTCATGATTGCAGCCGCAACTTTTGGGCGTTTTTTTGCGAGTGCGGCTAGTCCCTTTGACGCTTTCTTTGGTGGTCTACCTTTCTTACTTCCGTAAGTACCTTTGCCTGCGGGCATAATTAAAACTCCAAATCTGATCTGTCTAGTTTTTCGATAATGTCTTGCCTGTAGGCAGGGTCGTTATCATACCTCTTGTCACTCATAGCTGCTACGAGCTCTGCTTGACTTCTGAATACATCTCTGTTATTCTGTGGTGCTTTACCTTGTAACATTGTTCCGTCGTATCCTACTGCGTTTAAGTATTGAGTTCTGAGTCCACTAACTGCAAACTTGATAGCATCAATACTACCAGTATTAATGATGTGGTCAAAGGCTTTAATAGATTTTTCATCTAGGTTCTTACCTGCCCACTGTACCATGTCTGAGTACTGTTGTTCGCCACCGGCAGAGTTTTTGACTTCATTGATTTGCTGCTCCGTTACATCAGATTGTACATCTGTAGGTGTAGCTGACCATTCTCCTGTGTTTGTAACTTCTAGATAAGCATTAACTAAATCCTCACTAGACATACCACGGAACTTTTGTAAAGTTTCTGGTGATAGTTTGTTACCATTTTCATAGTACTCTTCAGATGCTTGAGTTATTATATTAGCATTTTCAGATAGAGTCTTTGCATCAGGTTTCTGCTCTGCTTCAGCTTCAGCAATCTCTGAGTCTTCTGCTTCATCAGCGGTAGGCTGTCCTAACTTAGCTTCTAATTCTTTGTATGCTTTCTCAAGGTCTTCTGTTGATTTATATTTACCTGCTAGTAAAGTTTCTTGTTCTGCTTCTAGCTTCTCACCGACAGCCAGAGAGTCTTGCTCTTCTGGCGTTAGGTTATCGGTGACAGTTTCAGTAGGAACTGATGTATCTACGGTAAATGTTTTGTCTTCTGCTGTTGCCATTATTGTGGTGGTGGTTGACTAGGGTCTACTTGCTGCTCTGCGAATTGGGATATCAAACCCTGAGCTGCTCCAGACATCTGGTTTGCTAAATCAGGATTCTTAGATGGGTCCATTAACGGAGTGCCTGCAAGCTGACCTGTTTGTTTAACGAGCTCCTGTTGTGCTTGTTGTTGCATTAACATTTGCTTCTCTTGCTCCATCTGTGCGGGAGTCTTGACTAGGTTAAGAACATCTATACCCTGTGCTGCGGCAAGTCTAGCGACTGCTTCAGTTGGGTTGATTAGTTTCATCAAAGCTTCTGGTCCTATAGTCTGTGCTATGGTAGCTAAGAATCTAGTGAGAGCTTCGTTGTCTTGTCCTCTACCTAATGAGTTAATACCTGCTACGATCTTAGGTCTTACCGAATCTTTTGGTAGCTTAGGTATCTGATTACTACGCTGTAGTATAAGCATAGTTCTGTTGAGATAAGGTACTAGGAACTCTACTGTTAATAAACTAAACAGTCCACCAAGGGATTGCTCTAGCTCTAGCTGTGTAAGTCTTACCTCTTCAGCTGTAACACGTTCCGCCTGTCTGACATTCATAACCAAGAAGGCTTCTAGTATTCTTTTCTCTATTGACTGCGACATCTGTGCAGCTGTTGAGAAGTCTGCTGTCTTACCGACTTGGACTACTCCTACGTCTTCGGGTCTACCTTGTATGATAGCACCATTACCGGCTTTGGATAAGGTCTGTGGTTTGGTAGTAGCTGATGGAGATACAAGAAAGATAACCTTACTTGATACACTCGCACCTTCTACAAGAGCCTGAGCTAATCCATTGAGACTACGTAAGTCTCCAATAAATTCTTCTACTCTACCTCTTCCGTAGTCCTCTCCGTCTACCGTATTGAATCGAAGAACTAACCATGGAGAAGCGTTCTTGGGAGCTGTGCTTTGTGAACCGGGTATGACCATATCGTCTACCTCTTGATGCCACTTCCAACGTCCACTACCTTCATCCATCTTAACGCAAGTATACACTTCAGCGTCGTCTTCATACGGACCTTGATCGTTATTGTTAGGTCCTTCTGGGGGTTGTATGCCCAGTAGTTTTCGACTAATTAATTCTTTAGTCACGATCTCGATAACATTACCGTTACCGTCTCTGTTCACTACGTATCTCTGTAGCGGATAGTGTTTCAAACCATCCTTGCCCATAAATATTAGTGCATTGCCAGATACGATAAGATGTTTCAATGCTTGGTGCACGACTACTCTATCATTCGATGCAGCTATGTAATCCATTATCAATCTCTCTATCTTGGAGAAGGATAAGTCTAACTCGGTACGCATGTTAGGGTCGAGGGTCTCGCCAAGCTTGTCATCCCTGACTTGCAACTTAAAGAAACTGGTTTGCGGTGGTAGTATAGCTAGCATTAGTTTTGCAGCTAGCGTGACAACTGCTTTAGCTCCAACGGAGTGCCAAGGCTGAGTTAGATTTCTCTTGCCTTTGTAGTTGTCATCTCTGGTTACAAGATAAGGTAAGGTAAGTTCCGAGCACTCAACTGCCATGTCCAGAAACTGAGTTCTGTTAGTCTGTAGTTGGTTGTATCTTTCCTTAGCCTTATACATTATGGAGTACCTGTATTAACACCACCAGTTCCAGTGCCCATGCCTGTACCAGTATTTATGTTGATTTTAAGAGCGTCAGTACCTGTCTTCTTGGCAGCACCCTTAGTTTTTGTTGCGGCTGTAGTGCCGTACTCTACTCCGGCTGTCTCCTCTGGGTCAATCAGTTCTTTCTTGCTAGGCAATCTAGACTGGTTAACTACATCAGGCTGTCTTGGTTGTATTGGAGCCGGTGTAGGCATCGGAGCCGGAGATGGATTTCTAAATAGACACATTGTCTTCTTCTAAAATTGATTTTACATATTGTACCACTTCCCATTGTCCGGAGCGATACATGATGGAGGCTATATCCTCCTTGGGGTGGACAGGATACCAAGCAAACTTGGTTTCCAAATCCTCAACCAATGTCTTTAACTTTTCAGATTGAAAACTAAGCGTATTGAGGGAGGTTTGTATTTGCATGTTCAAAAAATGCGGGCATACGAGCTGCTTTGGTGTCAGAAAACTGTGGGGCTTTACCCTGATACATTAACTGATCGCTCGCATCAGCCCAAAATTTTTTCGACAAATATTTATCAGTATTGTTTTCTGCTAGGGGTTGTAGTACCCATTGTATAGTTGCTTTCCGAAGCTTATCCAAAGAAGAGCTAGGAACAAGCCCCAACTCAGCACATACAAGGCTATTTGTTGCAACGTGGATTTGTTCATCTCTGGATATATCAGCTGATACTGTTCTAAGAGCAGCGTCACCAAGAAAGCGAAACATAGGTAGTAGAACAAAGAATATAGCTCGCTCTGCAACGAGTGCCTTTGT